ATCGCCCTGAAACATTCCAATTTTTCATTTGGATCTTTAATATATGTATCAATCAATAATGAATACATTAAAGAATGGATATTTTCCATTGCCAACTGAATACCATAGAAAAATTTAGCTTCGGGGTATTGTACTTCTCTATAAAAGTTTTCAGCCAAGTTTTCATTGACAATTCCGTCAGAAGCCGCAAAAAATGATAATACATTTTTAACGAAAAACTTTTCGTTATCAGACAACATTTCCCAATCTCTGATATCGCCACTCAAATCAACTTCTTCAGCAGTCCAAAATGCGGCTTGATGTTTTTTATAAAATTCCCATATATCGTGATACTCAATGGGAAAAATAACAAAACGGTTTGGGTTTTCTTTTAAAATTTGTTCCATAATTAATTTAATTTTTGATCTTTTTCTTTTCTTTTATCCATCAATTCTTTCATTCTTTTACGACGTTCTTCCTCTTTGTTTTCTTCATGACCCAAGAATGTTGTAGATGATTCAACATCTATTTCAAGCATCGCATTGTCAAATTTACAATTTTCAAAGATTATACCATCATCTCCGATACGAGATTTTGTAATGGCAATTGTTGCCAATTTCATTTCCTTTTGTTGTAATGTCTTAGCCACTGATATAATAACGTGACCAACTTGAGCTTTCTTAATAGAACCCCCCATTTGATCTGTGGTAACAACCTCTGATGAAATTGAACTACGATTACCTTGAGTTGCCGTCCATCCAACCAAACTTAATTCGTGACACATAGCTTCAAAACCTCTCATAACCGAACCTTCACTTTTCCATTCATCTTCTAACTGCCTATCAGGTAAAACACAATCAATATAATCCAATAAAACCATATCAATTTGCTGACCATCGGCAATTAATTTTCTTATTGAATTTTTAATCTGATTCATAGACAACGTATCTGAAGCATATTTTTGTAAAATTAGTTTATTTTTCATTGATCCTTCAACTTCTTTTACTTTATTTATCGCTTCATCCTTTTTTACGGTCAAATCGTCAGGGTGGATCCCTGTCCATAATACGATGTGTTTTCTTTGAATGATCTTTGGGTTATCCTCAAAAAATATTTGAAGTACATTATAACCCAAATTAAATGCGTGATTTGCTATCTTAGTGAGTAGGGTACTTTTTCCAACCCCTGTCGGGGCAAGTATAACACCAATCTCACCTTTAGCCAATCCACCTTTTAATAACCTATCAATACCAGGAATACCCATAGGGATTGGATGTCTGTAATCCTCGTTTAAAACATCGTCCAAGTTTGAGAAAACATCCATAAGTGAAATTTCTCTTTCTCCGACTTGTAACGCATTTTTAAATAATTCCTCAATTGTGTCATAACTTTCAAACTCACCACCATCAATGATTTTCTGAGCCTTTGTCATGGCTTTTGAAACTTCTTGTTGCTTACAAAATTTCAAAGCCTTTTCTTGAACAAATTGAAGTCCTTCAACGTTAATATCTTTGATTTTTTTTATTGTGTCAATCACAACCTTTGCAACGGTTTCTTGAGGTAATTCGCTTCTTGTAATTTGGTTTAGCGTTTCAAACGATGGTGATGCTTCGTACTTTTTGAAATACTCTTTAATCATTTGTAAAATGATTTTGAAGTATTTGTTTTCAAAATAGGTTGGTTCAATAACATCAATAATAGAATGGGCGAACTCCTTATCAATGACAAGTTGGTTAAGTAATTGTAACTGAAATGTTTGTCCTAAATATTCAAAATTTTTCTCTGTCGCCATATAATTTCTCTTTGATGTATTGATAAATATTACACATCCAAACTATAATTCATATAATCAAAACTTAATTTTTTTGTTGAAAAAATCTCGGTTAGGGCTGTCAGAATGGGTTTTAATTTTGGTCGAAGATCGACTGTGTATCTAACTTTGGGCGGATAAACCTTCGCGTCGAGATACCTTGAATATAATACACTTTCACCATTTTTAATTGTTAATGTGAATTTTTCAGGACCATTTAAAAACGATGTTTCCATAATTTCAGGGTTTTCAAAAATCTCATATTGATTGTCCATCATATAAGTCGCAGTTCTAACTCTTAGATTATCACGAAATTCTGTAATAAACTCCTCAATAAATTCATGCAATTCCACTGAATTTTTTGCCTTTGGATTATACCCCCTCACATTAAAAAATCTTTGGACGATAATGTTTTCATTCACTTTTAACAAAAATTCCAATTTTGTTGTTTCTTGATCTTTCATAATTTGTTTTTTTGGTTTTTAAATTTTGTTTTTTCTTTTCTTGTTAGTTTTAGTATTGGTTTTAAAAATTCAACCCATGCGTCGTCTTTTTTTGGTAGGTATTTGAATAACCCATCTTCCATCATCATTTTAATTAGATTTTTATAACCTCTCCCATCAGGGTCTAATGTCTCACTATAATATTGATTAACAATTTCTTTAGCTTGATCTGTAATGAGGGGGCTTGATAAATCTATTATTTTTTGATTTATCGTAAAAAACTCTTCACCATAAATTCCTTCTTTTGTTCTTCCTGTAAGTAAATTTTTAAGTGCGACATTTTCTTTATCTTCTTTTAAAAGTGTTTCTGCTTTTGATAAAATATCATCAAATGATACTAAATTTTCAAGTACCTCAGGGAATAATTTTACCAATGTTTTTTCACCAAATAACCTTATACCATCAATATTATCAGATGTGTCACCACAAAGGATTTTAACGGTCTTGATATTAAAGTGGGGGAACTCTAAATCTTTATTTTTAACCATATCACCCATCTTATATGTTTTTTTTGCGTTGGGTGAATAAACTGACACCTTACCTGAAATAAGTTGTGTAAGATCCCTATCCCCTGAAAAGATGGTTATTTGTTCATTCTCAGCTATTTGACAATAATATGATATAAGGTCGTCGGCTTCATTATTATCAACCTCAATTTGTCTTACAAACATTTCTTCCAAATATTGTTTTATTCGTTCTTTTTGTCTGTAAAATGATTCCTTTTTTTGATCAGTATCTGTTGATGACCTTTGCTCTTTATATTTGGGATATATTAACTTACGTGAGGATGAATTTGAATCTCCGTCCCACATAACTACCACCTTGTCAAAGTTTTGTTCTTCTATGAACTTACGGAGGGTATTTAAGAAATGATAAATACCTCCGATATGTTCTCCTTTGTGGTAAAATTCTTTGACTCCATAGAAGCCTATCTTGAGCAGATTATTTGCATCTACGAGCAATGTTTTAGTCATCTTTTTTTATTCTTCTGGTTTTTCTTCTTTCAATTCAAAATCACCATCCACACCTAAAATTTCTTTCCAATAATCCGCATATTCTTTTTTGTATTTTTCAATAGATGTTTTTTCCTCTGCGGGTTCTTTACCTGCTATAAATCCGTGTGGTGTCACAATAATTTTACCATCATCATATCCTAAACCAGAAATATGATTTTTAAGAACAGAGATTTTAGTTCTACTCGCAAACTTTACACTTCTTTTGTCTTTTGTTGCGGTAATCTTTGTAGTACCAGCACCTTTTTGATTACCAAACAAGAATACTAAAGATGAATTTAACCAAATAGCCTCACCACCTTTTGCTTTAATTTTTGCTTGACCGAAAGGATTGTCAGGTAACTCAACCCACGGTTGATTCACAATAATCAACGTATTTTCATATTTACTATCTGATTTACGTGACCCTGAAATTCTTTGATTAATACCCATACCTATTTTATCTGCAAGAACTGCCGCATTGTGTTGACGACCACCCTTTCCGTCATATGTCATTTTACACGGAACGGACCCCACACTATCCCAGAGAAAACATAATGAATAATCTAAATCACCCTTTTCTTGAGCATCCAATAGTTCATTAATATAATCGGTAATTTGTTCGATATATTGAAATGAGTTGTTAAATAAAAAGAACCCATCCCAATCCATTTCTCCTGTTGACTCATCAACAACCTCATCACATTCAAATCCCATCATCTTTGCGTGGTCAAATGACCATTTTTGTTCAGTGATAATGAATACAGGTAAAGTTTGTTTTTTCTGAGCATCAACAGCCGTCTTTACAAGTGCAGTTGTCTTACCTGTATCTGAGTGCCCCAAGAACATATTAATATGTCCAATTGCAGGACCTGGTAGCCCCACCGCATCCAAGAACTCAGGACCCAAATCAAAATACCTTTGTGGTTTATATTTTGCCGATGTTGAGAACTTATTCTTGATTGATTTAAAATCTTGTTTCTTTAAAGCCATAATTAAATTTCGTATTTGTAGAACTGTTCTAAGTTCTCTAATTTATCTTTTGCACACGCCCTTTTCTCAATTAACTTGTCCATTTCTTCTATATGCTGTGGATGTTCTCCAATACCCACCGCACTATTAAAATAAACTAAAAGTGATGCTTCGGCTTCTAACATTTCGGCCTCATACTTTGCTCTAAGAGCTCCGTACATTTTTGTTTTAATTTTGTCCATGCTATTAAGTTAAATTGATTAAATATAATAAAGGATGGACACTTTGTCCATGTAAATGTCCATCCTATGATTTTGTTTGATTAGAAAGGTAGGTCTTCGTCTGGTTCTCCGTTAGCCTGTGGATCTTCATATGTGCTTTCAGACCCCCCAATTGATTTGGTATCAACAGATGAATCACCATAAACGTATTTTCCTGCGTCTGAATCCCACCTTGGGGTTTCTCCCCTTGCGATTGCTTCCAAATAGTCTTCAGGTTTTTTTGAATAGACATCCGCCCAAGTTAATTCATCATTTAACCATTCTTTAACGGTATCTTCATTCTCATGTAAAGGTTGTGGATCATCTTGCATAATAGCTTGAATTACCGTATAAGGTTTTCCGTTATTTGCCTTTGTTTTGGTAAGTTCCAAAATGAGGTCTCTACCTTTTTGTGGATCTGTAATATCTCCTTTTGCTCTCCAAATTGGAATGATTTTATCCAAAATTCCTTCTTTTTTGTAATTGTGTTTAAATCTCCAAAACTTTGGACCATCCTTTTCTTGGTCACGATCAATTACTTTGACAATATAAAATAATCTTGATCTATAAGAACTTGCGAGTTTTTTATCCGCTTCTTTTCCTGTTGAACTTAGTTCTTCATAAAGTTCATTAAGCGGTGACCTTTCATTGTCGTTTTTGCCAGGGTCATAAAGTTTAACCCATTTTCCATCCACTTGAACTTCGTGGTACCATACTTCTTTGAATGGTGAGCTCCCGTCACTTGTGGGTAGAATTCTGATTCTTTTTTGCCCTTGATTTTCTTTATCGCCAAGAACGGCAGCGAAGTATTTTTTCATTCTCTCGTCTTGACTCATCTTTGAGCCTGAAGACGAACTTGACTTTTGTTGTTTTTCATACTGAGCCAAAACAGCATCCATTGCATTTGTCGCCATAAGTTAAAAGTGTTTAATTGTTAAATTGTTTAAGAAATATAAGTGTTATAAGTGAGTTGTCAAATTAAAAAGGGGTATGAATTTTTTATTTTCATACCCCAAATTATAATGTAATATATTTAATTTTTCAATTTGTAAGCCTCCTCCAACCCAACACCCAGCATTGCAGAGCTTGAGCTTGGTGTAACACCCTTCAATTTGTAAGCCTCCTCCAACCAGTGTTTCATAATTGATTTAATATCATCATATTCGAGATAAAATAACGATTCAATTTTTGACCATATTTCGCCGTAGTGAATCCAAACATACTGATTTTTCTTATTGTATTGCATAAGAATTTCATTATCAGAATCAACGTAAAATACTGAATTAGGATATTTGGAACTGGTTTTTTGAGTTAAGTTTCCAAAATATTTATTCAGATACAGTAAAACTACTCTAACTAACTGCGGTCTATTTATTATTATGTTCATTACTTAACTTCAACAGGTCTTTCATTACCAGGAAAATCTCTGAAACTATCTTTAATTTCTGACGGAGAAAAATCTTTCACCTCATCAGTTGTTAAAACATATTCATTTTTTCCTGATTTTTCCATTTCTTCTTCTTTATCTACGAAGAAATCTGAAAGTTTTTGATTATATGGTCCCGAATCCAAACTTCTCAATTCTAGTTTTTCTTGTGCTGTCTTTGGTCTGTATTTTTCAACTTTGGCTTCTAAAGAATCTATTTTTGAAACGAGTTTGTCCATTTCTCCAAGTTTTGTTTGCAAGTTTTCCAACTGTCCAAACAAATTATTAAAATATTCTTCTTGCTTTGTTTCTATTGATTTTTGAGATGTAACCAAATCTGTAATATCTAATTCTTCTGTTGAGTCTCCCTCTTCTGATTCCCCTTCAGCACCTACTTTTTCAACATCAGGATCTGTTTCAGGATTAATTGGTTCAGGTTCTGCCGGTGGAGCTGGAGGTACCGCACCTTCGGGTGATGGTGGAGGTACTTCTCCCCCTAATGGTGGAGCGGCCGCCGCGGGATCTGCGGGTGGAGCGTCAACCGGTGGTGGAGCGTCAATCGCTTCTTGTTCATAGATATATCTATTTATTTGATTATATCTTCTTAGTTCCTCTAATATTTTTTTATCTACACTCATTTTTTTAACCATTTAATAATTGTTTAATACCTTTTGCAGTTTCAACCTGAATTTTTCTAGATTGATTTACGGTGTTATCAACTCTCTCAATAAGACCGTCTTTTATTCTAATAGTGTAACATTCACCACTATCAAGATCGCAAACTTGTTTGGATCCATTACCTAAATCTTTTTCTGACACCCTTGTTGATTTGCCAAGGTAATTGTCCAATATTTCTTTAACTGTGTTCATAATTTTTTTATTTATAAATATCATCAAAAAAGAAAAATTACATATTTAAACTTTGAGCCAAAACAATTGCTTCTTTAATAACAGAGATAGAATTTTTTGTTGTTTGATTATCTTTTATTTTATTATAAGTCGAAACTTCTACTTTAGCCGGATATTCCAAAAATAAGAATTTATATATTTCTGTTGCTAATTGATCTACGTTTGTAATCTGAGTGCCTGTTTTTATTGACTTGCTATTGAATATGTTTGTATTAATTTTATTTACTAAATAATCAGCAGCATATCTTATTGCATTTGTTGGATTATCAAATGACGCTAGAGTGCCTACATAATCTCCTATTGAGACACAATAATACTTCTTATTTAGATATTGATCAACTAAACTTTGTGAGAAGTTAATTTCTTTATTATTAATATTCAAATTTAAAGGTAATGAAATAAAATTATTTTCGTAAATTGAAAACCCTACTTGTGAATATGTTTGTCGGTAAATTAAACTCCATATTGTATAATTTAACTTATCTTTAATGATCTGGGACGCAGGTTTGTTTCCAACATTTATATTATTTGTAACACCTGTTATTATATCAAAGATTTCATTTATTGATTTTTTTGTTACAGACGGATTAATAATACTTTCAAATTTTTCAAATTGTTTATTAACTTTACAAGAATCAGAATTTGATATTTTTAATTCATTTGAGCTTGTTTGTTGATTTTGTTTATCTTGCGCTGTGGTTACAGATTTTTGATCTTGTTTTATTTTTTCTTGTTTTGCTAAATCAAATACGTTATCAAGCAAAGCAGTTAAAATTGATTGTATATATGTATCAGGATTAGGCAAAGAAAAAATAGATTGTCTTACACCACCAAAAGTAGTTTTAAATCCGCCAGGGTTAATATTATGGTTAACTGTCAAAATCATATATGACCCTGAAAACATTGGTATGTGTCTTAAATTAAAATACATCATAGGTTGGATCATAGCACATCCCATCATATCAACTGAACACCCATAACTTCTAGTTTTGTATAAATTATATAATGATAAATTCTGAGTAGACGCATTTCTACCTCCGGCTTGATTAGCCATATCTGTTTGTATTTTAAGTGTCTCAGATGTTGGCTTTCCCGCATCTTGACTAACTTGTATATTCTCAAAAACATTTTGATTTTGAATACCCATATCAACTGTAAATCCTACAACTCTATTTGTCTGACCCCAATTTGTTTTGTTATTTAAATTATCTGCCAATGTGGTTGCCGTATCTAACTTATTGAAATATATTCCATCATCATTATATGCATAATTTGGTGTATTTTGAGCCAAATGTTCTGAGGTTTTACCAACATAAAAACACACCATTTTAGGTCCTGAGTTTCTATAATCAACATTTGGATGCGTTCCAAACATATCATTTGCAAACTGTAATGAATTTTCTATTTTTGGTATTGCATTTTTAATAGGGTCTTGTACATTGTAAAAATTAACAAATGAGGGTAAAGTCATAACTTGGAAGTTATTCATTTGCAAAATAGATTGTACGTAATAAAGTAAATTACTTTTTACATTAATATTTGATAATAAGTTATTAAGCTGTATTATATCAACTAAAACTAAATCTCCTAAATCACGACTTGCTCTATCTAACAACAATACGTCCTCAAAAATTGTCTTATATTTCAAATCATAACCGGCAATCCATCTATCATTTGTCGCTTTTAAAGATTCCCAAAGTTCAACTTTACCAACCGCACCTATTAATTCTGAAGCGAAATCTTGTTGTGGTGAAATATTAACATCTTTAAGCTTTGACCTGGTTTTTTTCATTGTCGAGGTCAAAAGTAAATTTTGAAATTGATTGTTTTCATTTACATAAGTTAATATATCGGATTGAAAACTAAATTTATTATAATTTGGTTTTTCAAGTTTTTGTGTTGCATATATTTTAATTAACGGATATAAAACTTTTATGTTTTGAGGTTCAAATTCAACATCATTATCAATAAAATAATCAAAAATTGTTGATCCGCTGTTTGTATATTTAATACCTTCAACTTCTGAAAATCCTACATGTGTTATAAGTGTTTTCCAAGCTTCGGGATAATTTACTGTAACTGAACTTAAAGGAAAAGGATTTGTTTTTGATGGTAAAGCTGTTGGTGAATTATTTGCATAAGACCTTGGTATAAATGGATCAACAATAGAGTCGAACCCAAGCGCTCTTGACTGTGGATTTGTAAATGATAAAAATATACTTTTGTTATATTCGGATGGATTTCCATATTTGAAAAGAACATCATATTCCATAAATGATTGAACAACTGACCTGAAATTACTATATTGATCTACCTTTATTTTATTAACATCTTTTGATAAGTTAGCAATTGGAAGTTTCATCATTTCAGTAAAAAGCAATTGAAAGTTTTGAAATATATTATCATAGCTATTTGGTGTGGTTTCAAATTGAATCCGATCTATTGGTAAAAAATCATACTTTGAGTTACACCAATTAAGAAATAATTGTTCAAATTGATCTAAAATTTCTCTTTTAAATGTTGGTAATAATTCATCCATATAGGTATATCCTGACAGATTACCATTTAATTCAAAATTATTTTGATTTGGAGTATTATTTAAAATTTTCTTGAAATATTCATTATATTCAGGTTTTGTAACTTTTGAGTTATCAAACCAACCGTAATTTGGCGCAATCCAAAATGTCCTTACAGATCCGTTATACATTGATGTATTATTGAACACTTCTTGTTTTAAAATCGGATTTGAGGTTGTTGAATCTATATTATTAAAACATTCGTTTAAAGTTTGATTAAAATCATTCCCTATTGATGGTATCACAAAAAAACTTGTATCTGATCTATTATTTAATAATACAGAATATGAATTAAATGTTAATGTTCTTCCAGTTTGAGCCGGATCAAATCCAAATGGCGCTGCAACTGTTGATGTTTTAAAAACTGTAATACCTGAATTAATTCCATTTTGAATGTCACTTGCGGTATAACCTGAAACAAAAGTTCGGTAACCATTATAAAAAACAGAAAAATCGTTTATTACTTTTGGATAAAAACCAACATTTAAACTTGAAGCTGAAAAATTACCAACAGTATCGTTTGTCTGTAAAACAATTCTTGTTTCACTTGTGTCACCTTTACCTGTAAATACATACGTTTTTGTGGCGGCTGAAGTTACAGGATCATAATTATCTAAATAATCAAAATTCTTCCATACATCGGTTAAAATATCAATATTATTCTCAACCTTCTTTTTATATCTATGCCAAATTGAACCATATTTTAATACCCATGCGTAAGGTAATTTATGCAAAGCTCCGAATTTTTTGAATGTTGCAAATAGATAATCCAGTTCTTGTGTTTGATTGGTACTATATGTTTTGTATGTCTCACCAAGTGTTGCTAAAGGTAAGGAATTTAAAAATAAATAACCGGCAGATACATAAGGATAAATTACAGAATTTCTAAAATTTGAAACCCCTTTTTGTATTGCATTTACAAAATAAGGCGTATTGAGCATTGATGTTGTTTGCTCATTTAATAGAGATAAATCATAATTCTTATATGTTATTTTTCCTTCTGTCGGTAACTGATTTTGCTTTGTATTTAATCTATTCTGATAGAATGTTTTAAGTTGTGCGGTTGTTTGATTTCCCGCAGGTAAATTAGGTGTTATCTGATCTTTTAAATAATTAAAATAGGTTAATGGTCTTTTAGTGGTTGATGTTGTTGTATCATCAATTGTAAAATTTGTTATACCATTTATTACCTTGTTATACCCTATAATTCTGTCAGTTCTATTTGCTAAGGTTGGATTTGAAATGTTTAATCCATTTGATAAATTATTAGTTATCCATTTTGAACTATTGAATGGATAGCTATCAATAAATTCATAATCGTTATGTGTTGATGACTTTAAATAGTTTTCAAAATTTTGTATGTTCGGTACTGTTGGTGTTGCTCTTGAAGCTTGATTTATTTGATTGAATATTGGTTTGTCAAATATTTTAAAATCATTCTCAGAAAATGAAGTAATATAAGGTGTTGAATAATACCCTCTAATATATCTCTGATAGGACTCCCCTTCACCTGAATTTGATATTGTTCTTAATATTGGTCTTATTGTGGTTGGACTAATATCGTATTCTTTTAACTTTTTAATCAAAAAGACATTTGTATCACCTAATGAATTTAAAATGTTAAAAGATTCGGCTTCGGCAATTACATCAGCCACACTATATTGATCAGGATTTCCTCTTGTTAATCTTGAATAGTTTGTTGTAAAACCAATTCTTTCCCATAACTCATAAAAATACTTAACCTCTTCTTTATTTTGATAAATTTGGTCACTTACAGGATATTCAACTTCGTTAAATGTAATTCTATTAACAGCAGTTAATTCTGTTTCTGTAGGATCTTGAGCAGCATTATTTGGATTTTTATTTAAAAGTCCATTTAATAATTCCTCAACAAATTCTATCTCGGGCCATTCATCAAATAAAAATCCTTGAGTTGTTTGCACAACTTCAGGGTCGCCAGGATATGCAACATCATATGTTTTAATTCCATTTTTATCTTTTTCAACAATAAATTGAGGCCAAGGATATATAAGATCATTATTTTTAGATAATAAAGGCTTATCTGAACTTTTACCTCCTAAAAATATCGCCTGTTTTCTAATTGGGCTGTCTCTTTTGTTCCAAGCCTCCCTATGAGTATCATCCATTAACCTTAAAAACGCTTCTCCGTTTGCAAAAAGTATTGCCAATACATTTCTAATTGTGGGGACAAATCCTAATCCTGCTTTATTATTACTACCATTTTTTAATAAGTCATTAAGAGCCTTACTTAATTTATCCAAAACCATATTTCGTTTTTGGGTAAGCTGTTTTGTCATATCAGCATATATAGATGTGAAACTATTAGCACCATCTATTTTGTAGAATTGAGCAACAGGTTCAGGCTCATTTTCTTTTTTTTCTTTTGTAGAATTTTCGCTAGCGTCTGTTAGAAACAAAGCTACTGTCGCTGCTGAAAAATTTGCAAGTTCAACCAAATTTTTTGGGTCGTCAGCACTTTTTTTATATTGAAGTTCAAAAGATTTTTTAATATCAATTTCTTCAGGTTTTATAACATCAAAATTTAACCACAATGGTAATTTTGAAGGACCGTTTAGTATTTTTTCAAGTAATGGTATTTTGAATTTATTAGTTATTCTCGCATCTTCATATGTCTGATTACCAATAGTATATTTTCCATTAACACCACATATTGGATTATCATCTAATAACTTATTATATTTAATAATAGCTGTACGAAAAGCACTTCTTGCAACTTCTGTTTTGTTTTTATCATCTCTAAATTCTTTTTTTAAAAGATAAACTCTTTGATTTTTATCGGATTCAAGAATAAACGGATTGTTCGTATCAACGTACAAATTAAAAATTGAATTAAAAACTGTTTTAAATTCTTTAAAAAAATCATTTAATGTTTTTGAATAACTTTCCAAATTTGTAAGCGGTGCCATATTTTCTTGACCCCACTTTACCAAAACATCTTTAATGAACGTGTCCAACTTTTTTTGTAATTGTACCAATGTATAATTTGGTAAATTTTGTGGTATTAATCCTTTTGACTTATACTCATTATATAATTCATTAATTTTTTGTTTTCCTAGTGTTACGTTTTGCGTTATTACATTTGTATTTTGCTCGTTTGGATTGCCCGTATTATTTTTTAAACTTACAATATTTTTGTACATATAAGGAACTGCTAACATATACCCCATTGCAACATCAGCTAACACTGTAAATTTATAGGTCATAAATGTAAGATCAATAACAAAGTTACCTGATTGATTATCAAATCTAGCATTAAAATTTTGAAGCATAAGTTGATATCTTACAGCTTTTCCATAATAACCTTTTAGGGTAAGATAAAAAGCCGGATATGGTAAGTTAAAAAATGCTGCGTAAGGTGATTTGTCTCCTAATTCAAAAAGAGCTCTTCCTCTTATGTCCTCTAAGGTCATTGTAATTGTTGGCATAAACGAAGTATTAACTCTGAAGTTAATATTTGTTATTCCAAGTAGTGAAGATTCTATTACTTCATCTGGATTTGTTTGACCAGATTGACCTGTAAAAAAATTTGTATAGTTATTATTTAAAAAATTACTATTTGTTGGTTTTAAAAAATTAATTTTGGCTAGAGAAACAGTTCGCAATTCGTTATTTTCAATACCTAAAACTAATTTTGATCTTGGAATTAAAGAGCATTCCAAGTTTGCATACATCACCAAATCTTCGTGATTTATCAGACGTTCCTTAGCCTTACCTTCTTGATCTATGATTTTGTTTGGATCAACAATAATAATGTTTTGATAATCAAATTCTACAAATATATTTTCGTTATCTGCCATAATAATAAAAATGGTTCTCCAAGGCGTTATTATAATCCTGTAATGAAGCTAACAAGGGAAATGGGATTGTCAATACTGTACCATCAGGTATTATAAATTCATTTCCACCAAATTGTGGATTTGCTTGTAAAATTAACCATCCAAAATATGGAGAATCGTAATATTGTTGTGAAATCTTATCCAATCTTGTTTGACCTAGTTTGTAAATATAGTTCTTGTCTGTGGTTTTTAAAGGTATTTTAACAAAAGGAACTACAGTTTGATTACCATCAATTAAAAAATCATTATATCTATTATAATATTGTAATGCCATAATTAAAATATTTTACCATTAAATTTATTGTCTGTAGTTGGAACTGATTTATATAAATTTAAAAGTTCTGTTTTTGCACTATCAGGTGGTGTAGGTGTTGTACTGTAATTAGCAGTTCTACTTGTTGTTATTTTTCTGAAGTTAGCATATTTCTCGTATTTGATTTTATAATCCTTATTTGTTTTAATGAATTTATCAACAAAATCTATTAACTCCTTTTTCAAACCATTATATCTTTCATAGTATGTTGATTGATATCTTAATTCACCATAAGTGGTGGGTGATAATCCTACAATTGAATTAAAAAAATCTTTAGGTGGTACAGGAGAATTAACTTCGACTCCTGCTATTTTATTACCTTCAGGAAATAAATAGTCACTTAATTTCTGTAGTAAATTAATATCAGTCATAGTTTTAGACATAATTGTGAAAAATTGTTCCTCTTCAGGGTCAATAATCCAACTTGTTGTTTTGATAGATACACTCTCAAATGAACTTGGCTCATCAACAATACCGTTAGTTTCTAATAATGTAATAAAATTATCAGCGTCCGATCCAAAGTTTGATATGTCATCAACCACTCCAGACCATCCAGTAACACCAGTTGCTCCTGATACATTATAGACTATAGGACTACCGTCAGTTTTTATTGAACCATCGTATTCAGAATAAATAAAATTAGCCTTATCGAAATTCTTTATGATATCATTTTGATTTTGATAAATTAATTGTAATTGTTGATTTAATTCTAAAAGAAAATCTCCTCTTAACTCAAGGTCTATATAATTTACTAGGTTTTGTTTTAACTGTCTTAAAACAACATCAGTAAATCCTCTGTCTATAAAATCTTGAACTATTAAATTATTATCTGACAATATATCACTTAGAACTGTTCCGAATAACTTTGTAAAAAGTTGGTCTAAATTTTTTGGTATTCCATAAATATGAGTTTCTACCCCTGTAACAGTTCCTGTTGTATATTTTCTTTCACAATTAACATATTGCCATACATAAAAATTATAAGATTCAGAAACTGATTTGCTTGTCTGTACTACATTATTAAAATAGTTTTGCAACGAATCGACATTTGACTCCAAAAATTGTTTATAATCAATAGTTCCACTAAAATTAACACCATCACTAAATGTTGTCAATATGTTACCTATTGTTTGACCTCCAGGGTTTTGCTGTTGTGTAACTACATTATTTATATTAGATTTATTTTCTCTATCTTCAATTGATTTTGCAATTAACGCATCCAATTCAGATACATCCTCAGTTGGTGTTGATCTTTCATCAAATATTTCAGTATTTGCATAGTAATTAAAAGATAATGCGTTTTGTAATTCTTCAATTGGTCTTGCTAATCCTTGTCCTCCAATAAAATCAAACGTTAATGTTACGTTCGCAATCATAGGTTGAACTCCAATTCCTTCTCTATTCATATCTAAAACCAAAGGCTCATAAGAGAATTGAATATTTCTAGGTATTATTTTAGAGTTATAAAAATCACCAATTCTTAATACCAATACAGGTGGTCTCCCGAAAGCGGTATTTATTGCATCATTATAAATTGGTCTTCCATCTGTTCCTATTGTTGGTATTGTGTCTCCTGGTCTTAAACATTGATTTAGAAAAGTTAATCTTGAATTTAACCCTTCAGGTGTTGTAGAGTGAAATGCGGGATGAAAATATTTAAGTTTATCTTGTAATAATTGATAAATAAATGGCGATCCTTGCTCCATAGCTTGGAAATAATTACATTCACTAAGTAACATTCTTAATACCTTTTTTGATAACCCCGGTATTTTTTTAAATTCTGCGGCAGGACTTGGTTTTACAGATTGTTTAGGCCCAGGAAGATCTTTCGTTGTTTGTTGTGGCGGTTGGATAGTTTCAGTTACAACTGATGTAGTAGGATCTGCTGCCGGAGCGTTAATACTTTTAATTCTAACACTTCTACATGCCATAGAATCTGTAACGTAGATAGCTTCGTTATCTGTTAATGTCTTACCACCTATACTTGGTTTTGTGGTACAGGAACTTACTGTAGTTTGAGAACCGCCTCCCCCTATCGGTGTTACATTAGTTGCTAATTCACCTTTAGCTTCATAACTTATTTTTAACTTCCCTTCTTCAATAAATTTACCCATAGAAACCTCAGTAGATCCACTTGATATTTTAAAATTTTTGAAAAACTCTCTTACTGAATCCACTCTTCTTTCAGATAGTGACTGATTGTAGGTAACGCTTGCCGATGCTGATGCGGAACCTTCCATTTGTATTTCAACATATTTTACAGAATTTTCAGTAAGAGCTTGATATATTAACAAAAATAGACCAGGATCTTGAGGTCCTGAAATTATTTTATTGTAATTATCGGTAATAATATTATCAAAAAATAACCCTATAGATTCTTTAGGAGTTTGTTTTGTTTTATTTAAAAAAGTTTGTTTTTGTGAGATATATTGTGTATAAAGATCAGAATAAGATTGAGTTGATCCTACTTCAGGAATATCATTATTAAAATAAAAACCGTAACCAACATACTTTCCAAAGTCATATGATTTAACTTCATTTGTTACCGTTCTTTGAACTGTTGTTGGTCCTTCAGCGACAACAGGAATCGCTTCGCTTATTAAATTTTGTTCTTCAGGCGTCGCTCTTTGCAATGATTCTTGTAAGAATTGAATGTCGTTTAAACTTGCAGTATTAAATCTAGCGGCTAGTTCATACAAATCATATTCTTGGCATCCGGCAAAAAATGAATTTAAAAGTTTATCGGCATTTGAAGGTATTTCTTTTTGTAGGACTTTATCAACAATTAAATTCAAAACAGATGGATGATCCACAACGACTTTCCAACTTAATGTCCCATTTCTGCTTGTATTTCTATATGTATAGACTGGCTCTGGTCTTCCTAAAAAACTTGTATCTTGCCAATTGGCTGTTGAATTGTCGTTAAATTTTAAATCGTATGGAGCAAACCACATAATACGTCCGCCATTAGGCCCTCTTTCACACAAAGGCAGATCTTGGACATTAAATCCTGGTCTTTTAGAGTCTTTCCAAGCTAGATTTTCTATTGAGAACATATATTTTTTTACAGTTGTTGTTCCAACCCAAGATGGTTTTTCATTTTGAGTAATCTTAGAAGGATATATGTTTAAATTATAAGTGTTATCTAATACAGAATTGTTAAATTTTCTGCCGAAATCAACAATACCATCAGATTGTTGTAATCTGTTATTTGTTGCATATGGTTTATTTTTTGTAAAAATTCTACAATATACATCACCAGAAAGTGTAGCGACACCTTTTTCGTTTATATTACTTCCATTTACTTGAGATCCTTTTGTAATTTTTTTATAACCATCGTGAAATATTTCACTTGATTGATTAATTGCGTTTCCTACGTGTTTTAATCTTTGTTCTCCTTGTAAAGAATCAGCAGCATTTATTAATCTTTGAGTTTCATCTAAAATTGATCCAGGTCTGAAATCAATACTTGTTGACCAAAACTTATCATTTCCTGATTTATATTTTTTTGATACCCAAATTAAATTACCTTCTAAATTACCTTGATCTATATATGATTTTGAAGCCAACCCGAACGTTATTTGACCTTCATTACCTTCATAATCTTTACCTAAAACATCAGGACCATAAACAATAGATTGTGTAGCATTTCCAAATGGATCAATCGGTACTGCATTTAAAGGTGAATTTGCAAAACTTGGATCGGATATTGCCGAACCGACATAATAAGCGCCAGGCAATTTTATTCCAAAATTATCTAATAAGTTATTAACACCAGTAGTTATTAAATTGCCAGCTAATCCTCCAAGTAAGCTATCACCATACGCAGGTCTAAAAATGTTATAGGATATATTTGAAAACATAATATCCTTTTGACCATCGTTTGTACTTTCTAAGAGTATTTGACCAAAATTAACAACCCTTCTTGATGCACCGTTAAATAGTCCTCCAACAAGAGTACTTCTTCCTGCCGCCAAATTTATTATTTCACCTAAATTATCTGTACTTCTTTTATTTAAACCATCTAAAAAAAGATCACCAGGAATTGGTGACGAACCAATATAACTTCCTTCTAACTTACTTAAAAAAGTATCATTAACGTCTGAAGTTGTGATTTGAAAATTTACAGAGTTTTGACTTAAAATCTCTTGATTTGTAAAAAATGCGTCCGTACTTAAAAGTTGAGTTTTTAAAACTTGTGATCCAATTTTTGCCAAATACGAATCTTGAGATAATGAACCGTTATTACCGTTTGGATTGGTCTTTGTTAATATCTCATATGCGGTATATGTTGAAGGTATTAATGTTGAATTCGCATTTGTGTTTTTAATAACGGGCGGAAATCCAAAATTTTCTAAAGAGAATAAAACTTCAGAAGCCGACAAATTTGGATTAGATTGTTGATACTGCGCCGTTGGTTGGACTGGCGCATTAAAACCAACCATATTATATGGTTTTAGATTTTTAACTAAAAGTTCTTTTCTAAAGATCTCAGAAGAAGCAAAAGATAATGTACTTCCATTATTGTTTTGACTAACTGGTCCTGCTTGTTGAGCTTGATATAATAAAGATTGTACTGGCATCCAATTTTTTTATATAAATAGATTGAATGTTATTTTTTATTAAGCAGTAAAGTTATATTCACCTACCTTACCTCCTGTTAAATTATAATCAGATTTCATATTTTTTTGTTCTTGTATTAGAGCCGCAATAGTCTGTGGTTGCTTTAACACTTTTGTCATTACATCTGTTATGTAAGCAGTATCAACTCCTGGCGGTGCATCCACTTTAATATTAAAATCTATAGTATGGTTGTGAGTAAATTCTCCTTTTTTTGTTTCAGTACTCTGCGAATACTCTTTTATTTTTTGATCAAATGTGTTTTTTGTTATAGATTCTGTAATAGGATTTGGTGTAATGGTGTTTTTAAATCTATTATCAGTTAAAGGACTTTCTAATGAATTAGGTGTAACATTATTAGAAACTAAACTTATGTTGGGTATTTGTATTGAATCTTCTTCTTTTTTTGCAATTTGACCATTAAATAAATTTTGAGATTTTTCATCAAAGCTTTTAAATAAATCTGCAAATCCTGACATTTGTTTATCAATGTCTATTTCAATGTTACCTAATGATTTATCTTCTTTAAATAAATTTTCATTTGGTGTGTTAGTTATATTTGTTGTCGATAATGCTTTATTTTCTGTAATTTGATTAGATAGGTTTTTTACAATATTTTCTGAATTTGCTACTGAAGAATTTGTTGTTGTTACAGGTTGCGGTAAAGGAGTTTCTTTTTCCGATAAAACGTTTATTAACTTTTCAGTTTGTTTTGTTTCAGATAATATTTTAGATTCTGAAACCGGTCTAATATTAGATTTCTCATCTACCTTAACAAATTTTGCAAAATCAACATTAGATAAATCAAGACTTATTTGCTTTTTCAACATATCAGCAAATCCAGATTTTGACACATCTATCAATTCTTGTAATTTCTCAATAGATTTATTATCCTCAGTTACTTTATTAATTTCATTTGGTAAATTATTTATATTTGTTGTCGATAATGCTTTATTTTCTGTAATTTGATTAGATAGATTTTTAAAATTATTCTCTGAATTTGTTAATGAAGTTGTATTTGGTTTATTATTTTGTAATAAAATACCAATCAGAGAATTAAAGTCGTAATCAGTACCACCAATAAATCTTTTATTTTCTATTGGTTGGTTGTTATTTAAATTTGAGGCTACTGGTGCGGTTGTGATATTATCCTCTTTTTTAGTGTTATCTACTTTATTGAAAGTTAGACCAGGTGTAACATAAGGGATATTTAAACCGAACTTAGTACTTTTTTGATCCGGCGAAAAAGGACCGCTCAAAAGATTTTGCGAGCTATTTTGATTAACTAAACTTGAGAATTGATTATAATTATCAGTTGTTTTTAGCGATGAATATTGATTTAAGTTATTACTAAATTCTGTTAAATTATTATTGTTTGTAGTTTGAGGATTATTTAATGTGGTATTTAATGTATTATCAAATTTTCTTAGTAAACTTGAATCATAAGGTAACGTATTAATTAATTTATCATCATTTTTAGTCTTAGCATTTTCGGCAAAATTTAATGATGCGTTTTCTGTATTTTTACTTGCAACAGATTTATCTTCTAAAGTTAAATCAGAAATATCTAACTTTGTTGGTTTTTCTGATGATTTTATTAAATCTGCAAATCCTGTTTTTGAGACATCATTTAATATTTTTAATTGATTTACCGTTTCTTCATTATTTTTCAGAGTTGCAATCATATCTGATTGCTGAGTAACATTATTAACGGTAGATTGGTTTTGAGTTTGATTGTTTTGCGCGAAATTGTTTTTTATTGTTTTATCTGCGTTTGATAAGGATGGTATTGATGTTGTATTAGCATTAGGATTTATTTGACTTTTTTGTGACGCATCCTCATTTTGTCTAGATAAATTATATACATTTTCTAAAATTTGCAAACCAGTACCTTCTTTTTGCAATATAGATTCTGCCGGTTCTTTTGGTTTTTCTGGCACTTTTAATATTTCGGAACCGGATCCTAAAATTGCATTCAAAAGTCCAGAACCTAAATCCGTGGCAGCTTTACCAAGTACATCTCCAGCTTTATTAATTGAATTTTCTAATTTAACAAGTTTATCTTTGTATTTTTCATTAATCGCATCTTCTTGTTTTTTTATTTCTTCATCACTGTACTGACCGCTAGTCTTATTTTTTGTATAGTTGGCTAAATCTGTTACAATATCATCAATAAGTTCTCTGGCATTTTTAGAAGTCGCAGCGTCAGTTATAGGTTCAATAGTTTTATCTTTAAACTTAATAACTTCTTCAATTCCTTTTCTAACTGGTCTTGAAGTTGCTAAACCTCCTCTTAAAGAGGAAGCAACCGACTCCATTTCATTTAACATTCTTTTTTGAATAGTTAATTGATCTTGTGCTGTTTCTTCTAATGTTTTATTACTTTCTGAGTATTGTTTTTTTAAATTTTCAATATCAGTATCATCTAACAAACTAACATCTTTAGAATCAAATTCTCCTAAACCTCGACCTTCTTTATCCCTACGCTCAACTTTAATCATGTATTTACCATCTTTCATTTCTGACATATTAGCAATTAGCTCTTTTTGATCCTCAGTAATGTCTGTTTTTAAAGTTGGAAATCTTATTTTACTCATTTTGTCCGCCAAAGTACTACTACCTAGAGCCATTTTAGCTAACTCGTCCGCATTCAACCCCATCGCGCCAGCAATTTCCCTTAATTCTCTTTTTGCTCCAGGCATAATTTCAAACTTCTGATTTTGCTCATTGAAGTATGTAAATCTTTTGGACATTTCAACAATTTGTTTTTGAAGTTCTTCGGGATTATTTTGGCCTAAATCCATAAGTTTTAGAGGGTCTAATAGGTCTCCTGTCGCAACACCTAGTCTTTGTAATGACGACGCCATTTCAACCGCCTTTTCAGGATCAAACAAATTATCCGCTAAGGTAAAAATCTTAGTCATGTCAATATTAAAGAGAGCCGCTTTAGCCGCCATCCTTGTAAGACCTTCAATGCCGTTAGCAAAGTTAAACGTATTAAGTTTTGATAAATTAGCAACAACTGAACTTGAAACCGCCGCGGTATTCACACCTAATGCGCGAGTAGTATTTACTACTTTTTGCATATTTTCAGAAATAGCATTTAAAGAATATCCCTGCTCTGTAAAATTCTTTATAAGAGTTCCAGATTCCACTTTGGAAGCTTCGGTGGCTGCAACAATCTCTTCGATATTTTGTGATGTTGCCATATAATTTCGATTGGTTCCTTCGGCTACCTCATTAGCGATTGTTGCCGCTTTTGCCATGGCCTCTTCATATGTAGAAACGTTGTCTGTTAATAAAAGAATTTTAGAAGAAGCGTCTGAAATACCAAGAGCCATTTCTTGAACTCGATCTCTTGCACCACCGAAGTTTTTAATTAGACTTGTTGTGGACTCGTCTATTTGCGCTAAGGTGTTATCGACATCATTGGCTCTTTCTTTAATAGCTTTAAAAGCATTAGCAAATTCACTTGATGAAAACTTTGTTTTTCTTTGGCTACTTTTGAAATAACTTTCAATATCTTTTTCCGTAAGTTCTCTTTTTTTACTATCGCCCGGCATATGATATAAATTATTGGTTTATAAAATAAATATAATACCATTACGTTTTTGGCGTAATTTCCTCAATGTACTTATTTATTATATACTTTCTTAACCATGTTGGCATAACATAGAAATCTATATAAGATACATTTAAACTTTTGGTGCAATAATAATATTCGTCGGAAAGAATTTTCCTATACTCAGAAGAAAGGCCGAAAAAATTCAACCCCGAAGGAAACACCTATGGTAACCTTTTCTCCTGACGGGGCTAAAATATCTCTTGAAAGTTCTAAACTTGGTTCATTGTCATTCAAAAAATTTCTAATTGTTTTCGAATCTAAAATTGGTAAATTTTCTACAAATTTGGCAATACTATTTCTATCAGTAGTACCATCTACCTCTAAAATTTGTTTATTTAATTTCCAAGTTATTTTTGGTGCAACTAAATTTACGGGATAATTATCCGCCAACTTTTCAAGTTCAATACTTTCGCCCAAACTTAATGGTTTTATTTTAACAACACTATTTGATTTTGGTAATTTTAATGTGAATGTGCCTTCCTCGCTTGGTTGCTGCTCTGTTTTTTTAAAATTTAATTCATCAAGTAACAAAGTATATTCAAACTTTTTATCAGTTTTTGGATCAAGCAAGTTAAAGTTATATTCAGGTCCAAATGCGGTATTTCTTAAAAATAAAAGAATAGCTTCAACATCACCCATTAACAATTCTTCAGGTTTCAAGTCAGGTTCATATAATTTACTTCTTAATAATGATAAAATTATACCTTCTTTATTATTTGATTTTGCCGACATTAGAATATTTTCATCTGCAGCTGTCAAATAACCTACTTTAACAGATTTCTTTTTACTTTTGTAAAAAACTCCACTGCTTGGTAATGCTACAATATCATGTGGTAAATTAAACCCTACTTGTCCGTATGCTGAATTATCTTGTTCCATATATTTTTTATTACAATAATATCTTATATTGTATTATTGTAAATAAGAACTTATGTAAATAAAAAATTCCCATACAAATATATGGGAATTAAACAAAGTTCTATTTGAATAGATATATTTTGGTAATTGTCAATACACCAATATGCAACGATCCATGCGAAGAGAAGCTGTAATCTCAGCCAAATTATCTGCATTATAGGCCAAAGATCCAAAATTAACATCAGTTAAAAATGTTCCTTGTAAAATCCATTTTTCAACAGGTACGCCAGTCGGATCAAGCATTTCTAAATCAACATCTTGTTTATATCCAGCAGCGTAACCCATACGACCTGTAACAGATTCTGCACATAATCTTACCCACTCCATTAAAGCCTGAGCGGCCGATGGTCCAATTGGATCTCTGAATTTTACAGAAATAGGGTCCCAATTAAATCTTCCAGCAACAAACGTTGATGTATTTAAAAAAGGAATTTCAGTTGAGTTTATTTTTATTGACGGTCTAGCGGCGGTTTCAACAAACCACTCATTAATACCCAAACTTGATGGAAATCTCAAGATGAACCTGTTCTGTCTTTTTGGTTCATAGGGTATGGGCATTTTCATTAGTAAATCAGCCATTTTATTTTAATTTTTTTTTTCAGTTTATTTTTATTATAAATATCATTCACTTTTGTTTTTTTTAATATTTTTTCTTTACTCCTCCTGCTGTTGAATAAGTTTGTAAAATATTTTCAGGTTCTTTTTCAAAATGTTTTTTCATAGTTTCAACATTTCTAATATCATCATCTGAAAACCCTATTTTTGGTTCGGGTAAAAAGTTGTTACTTATATCATTTTTTAAGAAAGCTTTTTTTCCTATTTCGGCAGATAATTGTTTTACATAAGAAATAAATTCTTTCATAGCCTTTATCTTACCTTCTTCTGGACTTGTTGCTGATCCTTCGCCATATGAAACAGGATAAAATTTGCAAAGATCTAAATACTCATTTAAAATTTCTATTTTATCTTGAGTTCCTTGATATCCTGCAATATCTCTATACTTCTCTAAATTTCTCACCAATTCCGTAAAAGAAATACCATCTCTATTTGATAATATAATATTATAACACGCTTCTCTTAAAACAGAAGGTGTGTGCCCTCTTGCGGTGACAATTGCAAATATTGAACCGTTATTTATCGCTTCAACAAAGTCAGGCCAAGCTGGCCCAACTGGAGCTACCATGCTATCAATTATAAATTTTTTATCACCATCAACTCCAAAGTTTCTAAATGGATTTTCACCAAAACCTACAATAATTTCACCTTCATATTTAAAATCTTCTTTACCTATTTTGGTTCTATAATGTGCAAAATCTTCGGTTGACATTCCAACTTGATCTCCACTATCAGTTTTAAGAATAATTTTTGTTGGCATATTCATAATATTATCATCCCAATCAAAAGCATAATATTTCATATCGGGAGTTCCTTCTTCTGTAATTCCTTCAAATATTTTTTTTCTTATCATTTTGTTAATTTACTAATTAATCTCTCTAACTGAGATTCGGAAACAACAATTGATTTTGGTTTTTTCTTGGTTGTTTCATTTATTTTTTTTGGTTGCTTAGGTTTCATAATTTTTTTATATATAAATATTAGAACTTTATAAAAAACAAATCCCCCCTAAAAAAATAGGAGGGATTTGTTAATTTTATTTAAAAACGATTATATGTTTTCAAATGAAGCACCTGTCGGTGTAATATAGAATGTGATATCTATGAATTCCAAAGATTTTGTTGGTTTGATATAAATAGATCCTACCAATCTATTATTATCCAAATCTTCAACAGAATTAGATACTGTCACTCTAAAGTCATAAAGACCTCTATCTCTTCTAATTGAATCCAAGATAGGATTAACAGCATCAAGGAATTGTTGTCTCACAATCGCATCGTTTTGTTCAAATAACAATCTAACTGCAACTGCTGATATTAATTTACGAGCTTGTAATAACAATCTTCTTACGTTAATTCTATCAAGAGCCGATTGTTTAATTTGTAGAGTTTTGTTACCCCAAATTACAGTACCAACATCAGAGAAAGTTGCAATTGGATTGATTCTTCCTTCGTAAAGAACATCTCTGTCAGTTTGAGATAATTTCTTTCTTGCTTTAACTGAATTAACAAGACCTCTTGTGTAACCTGCGGTTGCGAACCAAGGGAATGCTACGTTATCAGTTAATGCCAAGTTTCTTGTAACCTCAGCTGTTGGTGGAATGTAAATTTGTGTATTATTCACATTATCTCTTGTTAATAACCAAGGATAATATGTCGCCGTATAATTTGAATCAATATCAGAATTATTTAATGTGTCTATTGCGTCTTCAGGTAATATCTGATCAGATTCAAATGATGTTGTTGGAACAAACATTTGATAGTCAGGAGTTGTAACAATATAAATTGAGTCAGCTCTATCAAGTTCGACCATATTAATTGTTTGCTCAACCAATTTAGGATTATTAACATAATCAATACCTGGTGTTACAAACACATTGATATTAACAGATTCAGGATTTGCAAATGTTTGGATACCTAAAAGGTATGCATAATAATCTGTGTTTGCCCAATCAACTTCGTTTTGATTAATTGTTATATTTCTGAACAATCCTTCTCCATTTGCGGTTGGGTATCTTGCTGACGAACAAGCTCCTTTTCTATATCCTCTTCCTCCAAGTACAAATGAATCGTCATTTGTTCTGTATTCTCTATAGATATCCCAACCATCAAATCCACCGTATGGTAATACTGTGAATTTTCTTGCAGATATTCTGTAATAAGGATTTTCTTGAGATTCAGGATCTGATTGGAAACTTGCAGCACCTACTTCAAACGCGACGCTTCCGCTTGTTACATATTCATTTGATATTGTAACGCCAGTTGCATCTTTATCCATGTGGAAACCTTTTGTTAAGTATTTCCATGATTGGAAGTCACTTTCATTTATTGTGCAAAAATCTGAAACTGATTTTTTTCCTTTATAATCCAAAAAGTCGGAGTCAATTCCAATTTTATCTGAAAAACCTAAGTAAGTTCTTCTTACGTTATCACCTGAAGAAGTAATTGTTACACCAGCCCCTGATGGTATTCCAAAAGGAGGATTATAAACAACTTCACCTGGGAAGTTATAACTTGTTTTGTAAGGTGCAAATGGTGGTATCGTTGCCGTTGACGCTGAATATTCTCTCATAACATAACCTTCAAAACCACAAGGTAATGCGTCAGCCGGAGCATCAGGGTTCATTTTCACCATTATGAATTTAGATATCAATCTATACTCACCATCAGATGTTCCTATTCTTTGAGCTACATAATTATTTAAAGTCGGATCCAAAGAACAATTTGTAAATTTCTCAATTACAACTGGATTAGAGTCCGTATCAAAATAATCTCTTACTAACACATCAAATGTGCCATTTTCAAATGACATATTTGCCAATGAAATTTTAACTTGTGTGTTTGCCTCTGATCCGTCAGAAATAAGAACAAACTTAAATAATTGATAAACAGTATTACCCCTTAATTCAGAAACAACCCAAGGTGTTTCAGGTGTTTTATATTGTTCTAAATAGTTAGCTATAGATGATGTAGCGTTGTTTCTTGCACTGTCAAGTTCTATTAAATCACAACTAAGTCCTCTAATATATCCTTTGTTGTAAGCCCATCTTAACATGTTCGAGTAACGTTCTTCAACAAACAAGGGAACTTCAGTTCTTGGTTTTTCAAAGTTTGTTGTTCCAAATACTTTTGTTATAAAGTTAGTATTTGTAGCGTCCATTGATGTTTCAAATTCAAATGCTTGATTTGTTCTTGTAATACCTGAAATTTTGAAAGTTGAGAATGGATTTTTTGTAACTGCTGAGTAAGAACCTGAACAAACCATATTAACTCCTGTTGTTGCAGATACTTGATAAACAGGTCCATTATCAGAAGTATATGTTGCAATACCTCTTGATCTTAATGTGGATACTACAACATTATCATAGTCTGTAAATGATGTTCCTGAGAACCCTTGTATGAACACTTCATAAAATCCAGTATAATAAGTAGTAAAATTAGAAAACGTACCAGAACCAGGTGTTTGGTTAATATAAAAAGAAAATCCATAGTAATTACCATTTGTATTAGTAAAATTTGAATAATACCAAGGGTCATTTGTTGGGTTAGTCAAAGTGTTTGCTGAAAGTGGAATTCCTGGAACACCGAACACGTTTGTACTTGCGGTAAGACCATTTGATAAATTTGTTGCATAATCACTATCTTGTATTGATCCGAAATAATATATGTGTGGTTGGTTTTCATAAGCCGGAACACCTCCATCTATCGCGGTTTGAACTAATTCCTGTAAAAAACTTACAATATCTTCTCTGAAAGTTGATACACTACCATCAAATTTTTGATACGGAACGTCTAAATTATTATCAATCTCAGGAATACCAGTAGGGTCAAAAACATAATTAAACTCAGATGCTTCCACTAATGTAAGGGTATCTCCGATAGCACTAAAATTTATTGTTGGATTACTTGGAGCTGGACTTGTTGTTCCTGTAGCAGCAATTGTTGATTGATCAACATTTGCGATTGTTTTTATCGACCAAGATGGTCCTGCATCATAACCAGATAGACCCAATATCCTTGTTACGAATAATTGATTTGATTGTTGTAGATATGATTTTGCAATATATGCTGCCTCATATTTTGGAATTTGTGTATTCACAAATTTTTCAGGAGATGTTCCTCCGAACATTGTTTGAAACTCGTCATAACTAGATATGAATATAGGTTCAAAAGCTGGACCCTTTAAGGTCTCACCTACTATACCCAACGTTGTAATACCAACACTAGATGCAACAAAACTCAAATCAACCTCAGATGTGTAAACTCCCGGTGAAACGAATACTTTACTGTTTGCCATTTTTTGAAATTTTTTTAAGATTTATTTTTAATGATAAATATTATGTAAATTACCAAAAACTTTACTTGACATAAAATATTTATATTTTAGGGAGAATAAATTCTTCCTTTTTTATCTTATGGATTCTAAGGACGCAGAAGTGAAGAATTTAAAGATTTCAAAAGAAGTTCACGATATATTAAAACAATATTGTGATAAAAGAGGTATAAAAATTTATCGTTTTTTGGAAGCTTTAATTCGTGAAAAGTGTATTGAAAAAAAGGATATATACGGAGAAAATTAATTATATCCCTTATATATTATTTGAGAAGATTGCAAATTGTCGTCTTTGACAACTTCAATTCTTACAAAATCGTTTTTGCTAATTTGCAAACTTTTTAAGTTTGACCCATAATATAAGTTATTCAAAAAAACATCAAAACTTTGCACATTATTTTGTGATAACAACTCCAAATAATTTGCTTGATTAAATGGTATTGTCTGAGTTGTTGTACCCGTTTCAAATACAAAATTTATATTTTGACCTACAGGTTGAGTTTCAGTTCCTATTTCTTTTATTTTTTTCTGTCTTGATTCAGTTTCAAATACAGTTAAAGATCTATTAATCGCAGGACTTACAATAAACTCGTCTTCATCAATTAAAAATCCTAAAACAAAAAATTCATAGCTTTGCACATAATACTTTCTTTTATCAATATCAGATACCGATTCGTCTGTTACATTATTCCATATAATAGGTATATAATGTCCTTTTACTACCATATAAGATTGTCTTGATGCAAACTTTTCCAATACAACTTGATTGAATTTATTTAATTCTCGCATTCTGTTGCAGATAATTTTAACTTGGTAAGTTATATCAACAGGTATAGGTTGAGGTATTTTATATACGTCAGCCCCTATTTTATCCCCATCCCATTTTGGTACGGTCGCATAAAAATATTGTCTTCTATTTGGTATATTATATCTTAATGCCGGATTTGTTCCAAATTTAACTTCAGGTGTTCTAACTGTTGTAACAAAAGGAGGTTTAACATTAAAATCAGAATCAACAAAATTCCAAGTTTCAGTAAACTGAGCCCAGTTTTGTGTTGTGATAATAATATCAACTGAAGGAACAATTTTACCATCGGCAGAAATTTGAAGGTCATCTCTAACAAAATCTAAAAACCCTCTATCTAAATCTGCATGTAAAATAGATTTCGGTAAAAATGTACCATCTTGATTTATTTTTTCAAGTAACTCTTCTCTTCTCGGATAAAGAGTTTTTGAATACGTGAGCGGCAAATATTTTTTTATTTTTTTTGGAAAACCCATCTTATAATCCTCTAAATTCGTTATCTGTTACTGGCGCTGCTAATATGGTTCTATAAAAAGCTTTATAACCCCCATATGAATGTTTGTTATCGGATGTAACACGACCATCATCAATAACAGAATAATATCTTACCTTTGTTTCTGTTTCATAATAACCAATATAATCTCCGTACGCGATATCAATATCAAGTTCTTGTAAATGTTTTATATAAACTGATATTCTAATGTTGCCCGGTTCGGTTTGTTCAATTTTTGAATTTCCCAAAGCTTTTGATGTTGGTGCTGAAACTTGAACGAAAGCTTTAAATTCAACAGGAGCGTCAAACTGTATTCCGTCTTTTAGGGTTTCGCCATAGACATCATCTTTTTTTGTTTTTACCCTATTTACACGATATAACACTAATGTAAAATTCATATCTCCTTCTAACCATTCGGATCCCATATCAATATCTAAATGGTAATCCTCAGCCCCGAAGAACTTACCTAATCTCGTTATGGGAACTTTCTTTGCCATATTATTGATAAATATTTACTTGTTTCTTATTTTTAGTTGTAAAACTATTTTTTTGGAAAACATCATATCAATAGAACAGAAAGCCTTGGAGATACTGTCTTCGTATAATGGTGCCAACAATTTTATATTGAAACTAAAACAACAGCAATCGATTAATAAAAAATTTTTCCCAACAAGAACTCAATCAGATTACATAATATCATATTATGATACCCAACCTAAAATAGCCAAAAAGTGGGTTGATTTGGATCCTTACTTTGCAAAAAAGTTTGCGGATGAAAAATTATTTAGAGAAATTCCAAATAATGTTTATGTTGATAAACTTTTAATTGAAAAAGAAAAATCATATCATATATGGGGCAAGTTTTTTGAATCTGATACGTTAACAGATTTTTGGCTCCCTAAAGGTGCATTGATTAAAACTCACATAATTGAAAAAATTAATATTGATTATTCAAAATATTCTCACAGACCTCCCCTTGACCATCAAAAAGAAGCGATTGAAAAACTTGCCGGTAGCAAAAGATTTATTTTGGCAGACGATATGGGTTTGGGAAAAACGACTAGCACAATAATTGCCGCTTTGGAATCGAAGTCCAAAAAGGTTTTGATTATATGTCCAGCGTCACTTAAAATAAATTGGTTAAGGGAGATTGAGAATTACACAGATAAATCCATTTATATATGTGAAGGTAAAAATTTTTCATCCGATCAAGATTTTGTTATTGTAAATTACGATATAATAAAAAACTTTCACGATATAAAAGACAAAGAAAATTCTCAGATATTAAAGGCAAATTTTGATTTAATAATTATAGATGAGGCTCATTATATTAAAAATTCTCAAGCCCAACGCACCAAATTAATTAATGATTTTGCAAAAAAAACTAACCGTTTATGGTTATTGACAGGGACGCCAATAACATCTCGTCCTATTGATTATTATAACTTATTAAGTTTAGTTGAGTCGCCAGTTTCTCAGAATTGGATGGCATATGTAATTCGTTTTTGCGCTGGTTATCAATTTAAAGCGGGAAATAGAAAAGTTTGGAATGTTAATGGTGCTGCAAATTTAGATGAACTTCGCGAAAGAACATCAAAACAAATTTTAAGAAGATTAAAAACTGATGTACTTGATCTGCCTGAAAAAATAATCAATCCAATTTATTTAAGATTAAGGTCAAAAGAATATGAAAATTTAATGGGTGAGTACTATGATTGGTTTAGAAATAATAAAGAAGAATCTTCATCACTTACCGTTCAGTTTTCAAAACTGATGAAAGTAAGACAAGTAATCGCAGAAGAAAAAGTTTCTCAAACAATTGAACTCGCTGAAAATATTATTGAGCAAGGTAAAAAGGTTATAATCTTTTCTAATTTTACTGAGCCGTTAAAACGTATTCATGAACATTTTGGTAAAATGTCTGTTTATCTTGATGGGTCCACAACAAAACCCGCAAGGCAAAAAGCTGTAGATGATTTTCAGGATAACGAAAAGATAATGGTATTTTGTGGAAACATTAAAGCTGCTGGAGTCGGTATCACCCTTACCTCGGCTGAGGTTGTAATTTTCAACGACTTATCCTTTGTCCCCTCTGATCATTCGCAAGCCGAAGACAGAGCTTATCGTTATGGTCAAAAAAATAGTGTTTTGGTATATTATCCATTATTTGAAAATACAATAGAAGGGGCAATTTACGACATATTAATTCGTAAGAAAAGTATATTTGAAACTGTGATGGGTGACAACTTAGATAGGGGTAGTGTTGCTGAACTAATATTGAATTCAATTAACGATGCTGGATAATTCGCGTTTTGATAATATTTATGGAAAATGAAAGTAACCGTTTTCCACATAAAATTCGTAGGTGTAAAGACTAATAAAATAACTACTAACACTGGTGGAAAAGAAAAAAATAAGGTCAATGTAACCCCCATGGCTTTAATTAAAAAATTTGAA